TATTCTTCAAGGTGTTCAAATAGTGAAGATAAACCTGTGTAGCTAAAGTTGTTTGGTCTATTTTCTTCAAACCATCTTCTAAACGTGTAAATGCTTATAGTATCTTTCATTTTGTTTTTATGTATAAAATTAATTGTTTTTTTATGTATTCTATTTGTTCTTTGTCTATCCACTCTAAAAAGTCATAAGAGTCAAAACAGATTTGGAAGTCTTTTCCATATTCATCTGTTCCCCTTAAATATACTTCATTTTCGTGTGCTTGGAATGTATTAATATCATTCATTCTTTTGTGTATCATTTCATCTTGTATTTCTATTGGCATTATCTTGTTCTTAAAATTAATGCTTTTCTACCCTTTTGGTTGTAAAGCTTGTTGTATATTTTTAACTTACCTATGACTTCTTGATTTTGTTCATCTGTTATATTTAAGATGTTGTTCCAATAAGAACCTTTTGGTTCTACTTTGTAATTGTAAACTTCATCAAGCATAAGTGCGTTCATCTTTCTGTATTCAACACTTGCTAAATCTAATTGCTCTTGAGTTCCATAAATTCTTATAGACCTTTCATTACCTACTAAGTCATTATCCATTGCAAATAGACTTTTATTGAATTTTGAAACAGTAGTATATGCGTCTGACTTATAAAAGAAATCTTGACAAATTAAATCTAAAGTATTGTATTCTAAATATTCTGCATCTTGTATTGTCATCTTAAAATCTTTTTGAGTTATCCTGAGAATTATAGTATGCTGTTTTTACCTTAACAAATAAATCTCTTACAACTTGAAACTTTAATATATTAAGACCATCTTCAGTTAATACTGTATTATCAGGTAATAAATTAGGTTGGTTAGATTGTACATCTAATAAGCTAATAATTGCTTCCTGTTTGCTTGTTGCTTCTTTCATTCTAAAATTTTTCATCTTAATTGTATTTATTAATATGAAACAAATATATAAAAATATAATGATATAAACACATTTATAAACAGAATTTTTAACAAAAGTTTCATTCTAACCTAGTAGATTAGATTAAAATAAAGTAAAAAAAGAGTAAAAAAAGGTGTTGAAAACTATAAAGTCATCAACAAATTGATTGGTAATTCGCCGTTATTTAGAACAACTGAGCAGCCGATTGACTGTTTTTTGAAATTCTTAGCGTATGCTGCTGCGTAAGTCGTGGAATCAACACCACAACCAACTTGCATCCCAAATACTTTGAATCGTTTTCCTACAAACCATTGAACATAAGCAAGGGTATGAGTATGACCACAAACTGAAGACATCAAGTTGTTCTTTGCTTTAGCTGCTGCTTGCCCTCCTTCTCCGTGTTCGTAAAGTACGTCATCATATATAACAGATTCTAGCCAATTCCAACCTGGAGTACTTAATACTTCATTATATGACCTTATCCAAGCAGCAGGAATACCTCCTGACATAGCCTTACGACTTGCCATTCTATCGTGGTTGCCTATCATAACGTCTGCTTGAGGGAATGCTTCATACCACTTAGCTATCTTCTTTATAGCTGTTTCTAGCTCCAATCCTGATGACATACCATCAGGGTCTGGCTCGTGGTAGCTAAAGCCATGAGCATCAATGATGTCGCCTATAAATATAACTTGATTACAATTAAAGGCTTCATACTGTTCTAAACACCAGTCAAGGTAGCCATCTAAACAGAATGGTTCGTGCAAATCACCTATGACTAGAATGTTTCTAGTTTCAGTTTCTCGCATCTTCTGTAAGGCAGCTACCTCGTGGGGTTTTAATCTAAATCTATTATTTTTTTCCACTATCAGCAATACCCTGTCCTAAAACTAGTGTCAATGCTGCATAGAATAAATTTTTTGCTGTTTCTTCATCTACACCTAAATATGTAACAATAATTGGAACTACAATAGAAGCTACTGCATACCAAAATTTCTTAGATTTGAACATTGTTGAGATTAGCCATTTTTTCATAATTATTTATTTTTGATTATTAAGTTAATATTTTCTCCGCCTAAATTAAGTATTTCTTTGATTAACAAGTCCATAGCTAATACAGAGTTTTGAACAACGTCTTGTTGAGAGCCTAATCCTACTAGGATGCAGCCCCTTGTATCTTTAGCAGTATTCCCTCTATGGAATAGGATATAACTTCTATTCTCTACTTCTTCTACAAGTAAGTGAATATAGTCCCTTGTAGCTGATTCTCTAGGTAGTCTTAGTCTAACTTTGTATTCTCCTCTTGGAATACAACTAATATTTCTTTGGTTATTTATCCAAGGATTTTCTAAGGTATCACACATCCGTTCACCATTTAAAAATAGTTCACCAATGACAGAATTTTCTGAGAATGTATCTCGAATAAGAAGAAGGTTAATCAGTTTTTTTTTTGTCAAATTTAACAAATTTATAAATCGTAAAAGTTATAGCTAGAGTCAAGGAGCAAAAAGTTAAAAGTTCATTAGCTTGTCCTAAACTTAGTCCTATTGCTGTACTATTTGCTATTCCTACTTGAAGGCTGTCTTGCATTTGTTTTATTTTTAGGCTTTTTATCCAAGTAGGATTTAAGCTTAGTTATATTAATTTGTTTTGGCTTGTAGTGTTTCTTCATTATGAGTAATCAGAGGAGCTTAAAAAATTTCGTAAAGTAAGTCTAGTTCCTTGGTTTTGTGGTCTTTCAAGATTCATTCCATTGTAGTATGCGTTTCTATCAGGGTCTACATCAGCACCAGTATTTGTGCTATATTCTGGAAAGCTTCCTGTATTATTACAAATATAGTCTATCATTCTTTCTGTATAATATTCAGCAGTATTTCTTACTTCTTCTCTTAAATGTTGTGCTTCTTCCGTAGAAAGTGCATTTCCAGTTTCTGAAGTCTTGGAATATATGTTACCATTTTCCACTTTAAAACGTAAAAATGGAATACAATTGTATAAAGCCCAGTTTGGGAGCATATCCCCTATGTAGTCATCTAGTAAAGTCTTATAAGCTTCATTACCTACAGAGCCTACAGTACCTGTTGTAATTAAGTCTTTTAATTTATTGTTAAGGTCAGTACCTAGCTTAGTTTCTACATAGAGCTTCTGTGCTTGACGTACATAGGGAAGTAGGAGGTCTACATCGACATTGAGGTTGATTGCGGTGCTGTCCTTCAGCTTCGCTTCTGATATAAATAGTACGTAACTCATAATTATCTAGGTTCTAAAAATCCGTTATTTTTCATTGTTTTTGGTGCTTTTGCTACTAAGCCACTATTCCTTTTTAAAGTAAACCCTTCACTTATAGCTTTTACATCTGAAATTATTTGATTGTCATTTAAATTTGACTTCGCATTTCTTAGTGATGTACGATACACAATTCTTTTGAAGTAATGATGGCAGTTGCCACCTCCTTTGTAGAGCCAAATTGAGTATGTAGCAGCACCTTTTGGTCCCCATCCTCTATTTACAGGCTTATTAGTTAATTGTAATAAATCTTCCTTTCTATAAATCTTTTTTGCTGACATCATTAACTTGCAAAAATCTCTTGTTTCTCCTTGTTGTGATAATGCACCATCTTTAGTGTAAACATATCTTACTTTGTAAAATTCATTATCTGATTTATTAGTACCATCTTGTGAGCTTCTAGCATTAGGTCTAGCTGTTCCTGTTGAAGCTAGTTCTGTTTTACCATTAGCTATATTATTTAACTCACTTTCAAAATCAAAATCTTCGTGTTCATCATTTGAATTTTCTTCATCTACTATTTTCCAATCTTCAGGTATATCTTCTCCAAACTCCTCAATAAATTTAGAAAGTTCTGTAGCTTCTGTATGACCTTCACAAGCCATATAGACTGTCTTACCTTCGTATTCGTGTTCGTGGTACCCTTCACACCCTAAAGTCTTTGCACTTGCTAAGGCTTCTTCTATGGTATCAAAAACAGGCTTTCCATCAATCATTCCAACTTTAGCAAAGTCTTCTCTGACATCTACATCAACATCTAAGGGAGCATATCCCATTTCTTCTCTTATTTCGTCTGGAGTTAATACGGCTGCTAAGTCTTGATTTGTAAATTTAGTTGTTATTGGTTTAAGTTGTACAAATTGAACAGGCATATCCATATTATTAACTTGAAATATTTTGTGTAATACTTTAAGTATTTGTCCTTGAAACGGCATTATTACCGTATTGAGATAAAAATTAGAAGCTGCGTTTAGCTCGTCTGCATTGCTTGAGAACCCATTAGCACTATCCAAGCCCATAAGTGTCTTAGAAGTCACCCTATGACCTGAGAGGATGTTGCTAGTGAGTAGTTCTTGGAGTGCCAAGTACTGTTTGTCTAAATCTGAAGGGCTGATAGGAGTTATTTCAGGAACTCTAGTCTTGTCATCTGAGAAAGTAAGTACGAATTTACCTGCATTAGTACCTGTGAATTTATCAGTAATACTTTGTTCTATCTGTCTACGCTCATCAGCGGTCGGAATTCCATTTGCGAAACTAATCATATAACTTCCTGAGAATGAATTACTTACGTTTTGTAGGTGATATTCGGACACCTTGGAATCGATTAGACTCCAATTATTACAAGAGATGTAATCAGCACAATAATAAGAATTCATATTAGGGCTATAAAGACCTGTGTAAAGGATTTGATTTGGTGAAGTTCTATCGTTTACATTAAAGGCTGGTACTCTATAAGGCTTGTTCATTCTTGTATTTGCCCAGTCGCCTGATACATAGTAACCTCTAGTTTTTCCAAATTCATCAGGACGCTCACATCTAATTTTTTCTACTGCGATGTGATAGATTTCGGCTATCTGAGTTCTATCTTTTGACCATACAATATTAAGAGCAAAAGCACCTTGAAGCTTAAAGTCAAAAGCTACCTTTTTTAAAACCTCGTGAAGTGTTTCATTTCCGTTAGCATTATTCATAAAGTTCTGAAGCTTAACTCTTGCTTCTTCATCTCTATCATCTTCATCAGAAATGACTATGTCCTCCGCACTTATCATTTCGCTAGTAGCATTTATGATTGCAGCCGTTATTGAACTAGAGTAGTAAAGGTCAATTAAGAACTGAGGATAGAGGTTTCTCCATTGCCCATTAGCATCGCCATATTCTATATAGTCTTTTCCACGTACTTCTTGTACTAATGGTGCTGTGCTGGTGCTTAAATCTACTGAAATTATTTTATCCATTTTATAAGTTTGAAAGTCTTTCGTTTATTAAATCTGTTAATACTTGTGAAGTAGAACTATATACTTGTAATTCAAATAGACTACCATCAAAATTATCAAATATTGGGTTAAAACTTCCTAATGTACTAAACCTAGTGCTACCAGTCATAGTTGCAGTACTACTTTGAACTACTCCATTTACAGTCATAGATACTAAATTAGCTGAATCTCTTGTAATAACTACATAAGCATC